CTACTCTGCATCTGCACTGAAATAGTTGTCTAACTGCGTATTTGCGGTATCCAGTTTTTCGGCGCGTAAATGTGTATAAATATTCCTCATCGTGCTTGCATCTGCATGCCCAATAATTGTCTGTGCGGTCTTTTCATCTATGCCTGCTTCAAACATTATTGTACAAAATTCGTGTCGTAGTTGGTGAGCGGTGACTATAGGTTTCCATACTGTGATCGTGATGCTTTTATTTTTTCGCTTGATGACTTTTTTACTCTCTATCGCTAAATTGTGCGCTTGACAGAAAGAGGTCCATCTACGTTCGTATTGTGTCCCGGTCAATGGAGCAGAGCCGCCAAAAATATAATCGCTATCTACGCCTCTTAACGGCGTGAGTACGTCCAAAAGAGGTTTAACAATTGGAATGGAACGTATTCCTGCTTTTGTTTTGGGCGTGTCTATAACAGCTTTGTTTCCGTGGTGTGTAACGTTGCGCTCTATGTGTATCCGCTTGTTTTTAAAATCTATATCACCCCATTGCAGGCCGAGCAGCTCACCTTTTCGCATGCCAGTGTAAAGCAGCATGAAAGGCAATAGCCCATACTGGTCTTGCGCACTTGCTTTGATGATTTTAACGGCCTCTTCTGGGGGGAGTTCACGCTCGGTGCGTTTCAATCCGCGCGGGAGGCGGATAATTGATACCGGGTTTTCATCGCCGCGCCATTCGTCATCTTGAATCCATGTCTGCCAAATTCCATTGAGCACGGTTTTTTGATTAGAGACAGTTTTATACCCTTTGTCCGACATGCTGGAGAAAAACATGCTGATGTCATGCGGGTGAATATCTCTGATGCGCTTTTCTCCAAAAACGGAGATGGCTTTTTCGATGCACGGAATATATGAGCGCTGTGTTCCCAACTTCATCTGGTCTACCTTTTCGCGGTAGCGGTTTGCAACTTGCTTAAATAACGGTCCCTTTTCCTCTTCAACATGATATGCCGCAATCTTTTTCCACACTTCATCAGGGTCTTTGGATGAAAAAGAAACACGCTTGCCATTAATGACAAGCTGCTTTTCGTATACGCCGTCAGGACGCAGCCGCATTCCCGGAATATTCTTTTTCTTGCGCACCATAAAAATTCTCCCTCCAAGGTATGACTTGCCAAGCCTACCCCGGAGGTGGTATAATCCGATTGTCGGGCGGATTATCCTCCAAGGGTAAGCTGTTCTATATAAACGCTCCGGTGTTCCAGCACCAGGGCGTTTTTTTATTTTAGCTGTTATGCGTGATGACATCCAACATGGACAACATCTTCTGTGCCGTGTTATATGCTATCTCGTATTCCTTGCTCTTCACCTTCACGGGCTTCTCCAGCAATGGAATCATGATACAGGGTTCATTAAAATCGTTTAGCGTGAGTTTGATCGTAATACTGTTTACGACGCGCTTATTCTTGCGTTTGGCCGTTACGCCCCCTGCGATAGCACCAAAACCGCCAAAGAGAGCACCCCCCACAAGAGCCTGTCCTACGCCGCCTGTTGTAATCGTCTCATCATCTTCCAGCAAATCATAATTTAGCAGCTGGTCAAATGTGTATGTAGGAATATCTTTCTTCCCGGCAATGCTTGATACACCTTTTGCGGCAGCCTCGGCAGCAAGGGATAACCCTCCGGTCATGACGGCAAGTGCGCCTTTTGCAAATTTTCCAGCGCTCGCACGAGGCGCTTTTGCACCACCATGGCCAATCACACGCCATAGCTTACGGCTTGGCGCGGATTTCGGGTTTACAGATGATGAAAAGACTGATACCCGCGCCATGGCCGTTCAGCGCCGCGCACAGCGTGCAAAAGAGCTGGAAGAGCTGGAGGCATACAGGAAAGAGTGGGACAGCCATATGACCTGATGCACTCAAACCAGGCGGGTGCATATGAGCCGAAGGTGACCTTCGGCGAATACGGCGCACCGGACTTTGACAGCCGTGTGCAGACCATTGCCAGTGCGGCCACTGCCAGCGTGATGAGCGTGGAGGCGCAGGTGGACGAGCTTTGGGGGGCGAGCAAGGACGACGATTGGAAGCGAGCGGAGGTGCAGCGCATCCTGACCGAACGCGGCATCGAGGATACACCTGAACCCGGTATCGTGGAAAGCCTGCCGGCCGGGCAGGATACGGATATTCCGGGCAATGACGCCGTATGACGGCCCGGGAGATCGCCGCACTGTTTGAGGACCTGGAGCTTCGGCTGATTGCATCTCTCAAACGCAACCTTGCGCGGCATAAAGCCGAGGAAAAGGACGAGGGTTTCGACTGGCCCGCATGGCAGGCCGAGAAGCTGCACAGCCTGCAGCGTTTCCGGCGTGAAAACAAGTCGATCATGGCTGAATATTCCGACCAGATCGATGCGGAGACACGCGCGTTGATGCGCCGGCAGTTTGCGGAGGCGGACGGCAGCGCCGGTGCTTTTTTCGGCGTCAATGCCCGCAAGCTGGATGCGCTGATCGACGGGATCGCGCACAGCGAGGCCAGGGTGGAGCGCGCGGCGCTGCGGTATATGGACGATGTGTACCGCAAAACGATCCTGCGTGCAGCTGCGGCGCTGGATGCGGGCGGCATGACGGTGCAGCAGGCCACGGACCTTGCAACAAAGGATTTTCTGGCGCAGGGCATCAACTGCGTGCGGTACAAGAACGGCCGGATGGTGAACATTGCGTCCTATGCTGAAATGGCGCTGCGGACGAACAGCACCCGGGCCATGCTGTTGGGCGAGGCGCAGCTGCGCGAACGCATGAACATCGACACGGTGCTGGTGAGCCAGTACGGCGGATGCAGTGAGACATGCCTGCCCTGGCAGGGGCTCGTATACATCGACGACGTGTGGCAGCCATACCGTGGCGGCGGCGGGAACTTCGGCGGCACATATGGGTACAGCCGAAACGGCCGCAGCTATCCGCTGCTGAGCGTGGCGGTGCGGGCCGGGCTGTTCCACCCCAACTGCCGCCACCATTTGACAACATGGGTAGAGGGCGTGAGCGTGAGGCCCGAACCAATGGACAGGGCTGCGGTGGAACGCACGGCGAGGCTGGAGGCAAGGCAGCGGGAGCTGGAGCGCCGGGTGCGCAAATACAAGCGGCTGGCAGGCGGCACGCTGGAGCCGGAAAAGGCGGCCGGATACCGCCGGGCCGTGCGGGCCGCGCAGAAGGATGTGCGCGAGTTCGTGGACGAGCACGGGGACGTTCTGCGGCGGGATTACTGGAGAGAGCGGTATGATGGGACAGGTTCATTTACTTCTGCTTCAAAAAATGGTATAATAAATTCGCGGGGTGATGGTGTGGACATAGAAATTGATAAGTTTACGCCATGCCTTGAGGATGCGCGGACAGGTGAAATTCTGGAAACTGCTTATTCGTTGGCATCTGCCGATGATTTAGCGGGGCTGAAAGGCTGGAAATTCGACTGGACAGCGTCGGATTTGAATGGGTGCGAAATTTACAAATTAACGCTGGCTGGAGACGAGGAAATTCAGGGCTTGATTGCAATCAGCGACATGCCACACGATAGCGCGGTTTACGTCAATCTCGCGGAAAGCTCGCCGCAGAATCTTGGGCATAATAAAAAATATGCCGGTGTTGGCGGTCATCTATTCGCGATTGCAGCGAGGCGGTCGTACGATTTGGGGCATTCTTGCTTTTTCTTTCTCGACGCCAAAAACATTGAATTAGTTCACCATTATGAAAATCTTCTGAACGCCCGTTTGCTTGGACGCCCGCATCAATACCGTATGTATGTGGACGAGGAGAGCGCTTTTAAATTAATCGAAAAATATTCGCTGGAGGAGGTTTGAACGGCATGACTGAGCAGGAACGCAAGGATTGGGATGCTTTAGAGGAAGCTGCTGAGAAAGCAGGTGGATATGTGGATCCACATCCCAGTGACATTCACTATGATTTGAGAGCTATTGCGAAGTTCTGTAAGGAAAAAGGCATTGAGCCTCTGGATATGACACTTCGTGAGCTTAACCAATTCATTATCAAGAGCTAAGGCCGCTCCCTCATATGGAAGCGCTGAGACTAAACCACCACCTCACGGGCGGTGGTTTTTTCATGCCCATTTTTCGGGAAAGGAGAGGACATTATGCCGAAAATGTGCCCATATAACCGGGCGCGCGAAGTGCAGCGCTACAAGCAGAAAAATGAGCTGGACGAAAGTGGAAATATCAGCAGCTACGCCTATGAGATGCGGGTAGACTTTATCCCGCTGCCATGCACAGGGGAAGAGTGCGGGGCCTGGCGTGATGGTGCATGCCGTTATGCGTCTGTAAATCTGGACAACGAATGAAAGAATTTCCTCAAATTCAATAGCACAAGGCCCACGCTTCGGCGGCGGGCCTTTTGTTATGCCCAAAACGCGGTGACGGCATATGGCGATTTTTAAGGGCCGCGTGCGGGTGCGGTACGGGTACAGCCGGTGGGGCTATACCCGGAACAACGGCAAGGGCTGGCATGGCGGCAGCGACGAGGAGGGGCTGGACAGCACCACCATCCGGATGCCCGATTACAAGGGCAAAAGCATTTCCGGGCGGGTCGTTACGGCCCGCAAGGTGGACAGGTCCACGGGCAGCAAAACGTGGGAATGGGGCTGGTACGTGTGCGTGGAGCTGGACGCGGGCCAGACGCCGGACGCGGTGAACTACCTGTATTTCTGCCACAACGCGCGGAATCTGGTATCCGTGGGCCAGCGGGTGGAAAGCGGCGACGCGCTGGCGGTGATGGGCAGCACGGGCAACGCGGCGCTGGCAAGCCCGCCCTTTGCACACTGCCATTTCGAGGTGCGGGCCACAGCCGCCGGGGCGGGGCTTGACCCAACGGCATACACCGGGCACCCCAACGCCGTGGGTACATATGGCGAAGCAATCGACGAAACGGAGGACAACGACATGAAATTTTTGAAGGTGACAAGCGGCAAATGCGAGGTGTTCACCGCGCCCGATGTGAATGCGGTGGACAAGCACTATAACGGCGGGAAGCTGACCGAGGGCGTGTGCTACCCGGTGCAGGCCGAGGTGGGCAACTCCGGCGGGTACAGCTGGGTTCGCATCTTCGTGGCGGGAGTGCAGCGTTACGCCGCCGTGCTGGCCGACCGCTGCCAGCTTGTGAAGCTCTCCCCGGGTGACGCGTTCGCGGCCTGCGTGGCGCAGGGAGGCTCGGGCGACGATACATCCGAGCTTGAAGCGCAGGTCGAACAGCTCACAAAAGAGCGCGACACAGCCACACAGCGCGCACAGAAAGCCGAGCAGCAGGCGGGGGTATACCTGCAGCGTATTGAATCGGCCAAAACTGCGTTGGGGGTGTAAGGCGATGGAGAACATCATCGTCGCGCTTATCACGGGCCTGCTGTCCCTGGTGGGCGTAGTGATTACCAATACGGCGGCCGCCCGGCGAACAGAGAACAAGATCACCACAGCGCAGGCCGTGACGGACACAAAGCTGGACGAGCTGACGCGGGAAGTGCGGGAGCACAACGGCTTTGCCCGGCGCATGCCTGTTGTAGAGGAACAGATCAAGGTCGCAAATCACCGTATCAGCGACCTTGAAAAATTGATGGAGGGTAAATAACATGAACATGATCGTACTTGTACTTATGATGGCCGTAACGGTGGAGGCTCTGATCGAATACGCCAAGACCTTCGGCAAAGCGATTCTTGAAAAGCAGTGGAAAACCGCCGCCACGCAGGCGGGAGCCGTGGCGCTGGGCGTATCGCTGTGCTTCAGCGCCGGGGCGGATTTTTACGCTGCGCTGGGCGTGAGCTTCAACGCGGCGTGGCTGGGCGTTGCGCTTACCGGCGTCTTTGCCAGCCGCGGTGCGAATTATGTGAGCGACCTTGTGAAGAAGCTGCAGGCGCTGGGCGCGGCAAAAACCGAATAG